TCATACGTTCTTGACTCCCATCCCTAGGCACTCACTGTTGAGCCATGGGGTATTTACCATAGCATGTTCGCAGTACTCTTGTGCTTTGTCTTCATGAGCTAGGCGAGTGCATAACGAAAGGTCAACAATCCACTTGCCTTTCTTATGGCCTGTGTTGCCCTCTCTGTTTACTCTCTTCTTAGGAAGAGTAATCATTTCCCAGATGGGCACGATGAATAGACGTGGATTCTCCTTGTCTACGTTATCTCTTAGTAGGAAGAACACCTGAGGGTAGTGTCTCATCGCTCTCCTAATGGACAGCTCATCAACTATGAAAGCGTTACGCTCTTCACATCCTTCAGGCAATGGCCATCTAGCTGTCATCTTGGAATGCTTTTCCTTGATTTCAATGTACCATCCGGGGGCGTAAATATCTAAGTCATCCTTAGCATTAAACCTTGTAAGCAGTGGACGTGTGATTTGTGAAGAAACGTAATGCTCGTATCCTTCACTCCTCTCCTTGTCAAGCTTCCGTTGTTGTGCTGTTCTCTGGTATGTGGGCATACTTCTCCTTGAGTAGTTCAATGCCGAACTCTAGGGGTAACACCATTACAGTAGGTGGTGCGGTGGCAGATCTTCTGTCCCCTGCAGCTGCTACCAGAACCCAACGACCATCATCTGATACTGATTCCAATGCCCTGCACCATGCTGGGATGGCCCAGCTCTTTCTGTGCTTGGCCTCTACAGGAAACGGTACTCCATGAAAGTCGTTGGATTTGTTATTGGCTTTAGCCCTGTCGGCTTCTGGCCAAACCTGACGTAGCTTAAGTAGAAGTTCGTTCTCAAACTTCGTTCCTTTAGCTTTGCTAGGGTTAGCCATGCCTTTATTTTAGCACAAAGGTTCCCATCCCAGTGCCATTGCCTCTGCCACACGGCCTTCTGGTATGTCTAAACGTTGCACAAAGTTAGGCCCTAGTCCGTCTTTGATTCTTTCACAGGCCTTATTCCCTGCGTCGTCGTTGTCAAGGAGCAGGACAATGTGGGGCGATGACTCTACTTCTTTTGCCCATTCCTCTCTCCACATGCCTGCGCCTGAGGGGAGACTGAGCACGTTGCTACCGCCAGCATCGTTTTGGTCAATCCATTTCTGTATGCACCATAGATCTGACTCTCCTTCGCAGATGAACAGTGTCTCTGCCATGGGGTGAGTCTCTCGGACCCTGTACAATCTCTTACTATAGTTTGATCCGTCTACTGAGTATTTACTACCATCTGGAATGGTCCTTATCTTAATGCCCCTGATGGTTCCCTCTTCATCTGTGTGCGGTGCCCACAGGGAGGTAGGGGTCAGCCTAACTCCATAGGAGAGAACGTCATCAAGTGTTAGCGTTGGCCATTTGTTATTGATGAGTTCGCTGGCCTTTTGGCGAGCTCTTTCATCTGGCTCTGGTTGTTCTTTAAAGATCTTTCCAAGGTCTTTAAAGGTCTCTTCCCTCTTCCTTTTAAATTGGCGTGGGGAAAATTGTATGCCACGTCCGAGTATGTCCATGGCCCTACCAAAGCTGATGTTCATCGCATCCATGACGAACTTGATTACATCCCCTCCTTGTCCAGTGGCATAGCAATAGTAGTGCTCATCATAGACATGCAGAGAAGGTGTGTGCTCTTGCTGGTTGTAGATGCTGTGTATTTTATTGTTTCGGTTGGGTTGTTCCCATCCTATGAGGTCTATGGCTTCCCTCATGGAGACCGTGGACTTTATGTGGTCTCTTAGTCTTGTGTCAAATTTCATGTTATCCTCCAATATGATTTTTGTGACAATAGCCTGTTTAGAATACTATATCACTAATTTTTCCGGTGTCGCCATTCCAGTAGTGTTGTTTACCTTCTGGGTGTATGCCCCCACCGGTTCTTGTCTTGAGAAACTGCAACCTGATGTCATTCTCTAGCCTGTCCCTATAGTCCTGATCTATCATCGGATTCATGGAAGGCCTATACATGCCCAACACAAAGTCGGCTGACTCCTCAGAGCCAAATTTACCATCCGTAAGGTCTAATGGCTTGTGCCCTGCGTTTGCATCTCCTCTCTTAACCTGATGAAGAACGACCACAGCAACGTCAAACTCCCTACTGAATACCTTAAGAGCACGAGCGAGCTCTTGGACCTTGGCCATCTGGCTATCGGTAAAAGCTCTTATCAGCTCAAGGTAGTCAATCAAAATGAGTCTCGGTGGTTGGCCGAACTTATCATTGTAATCCTCAATGACACGCTCAAAATCACCGACAGTTAGATCTGGGTCATCCTCTATCATTAGCATGGGATAATCACGGACAGTCGTGTCAAGCGCATTGGATCGCTTACCGGCACGGAGATCTGTCTCTATCTGCTTTGTGGGTGTATTAGTGTGCACCGATGCAAGTCGCTCCATGATGTAGCGACCGTGCATCTCTAAAGAAAATAATATCGTTGGGACCTGTGGAACATTGCAAGCAATGTTTACCAATAGCCAAGTCTTACCGACCCCTGTCCTTGCGAGACAGAACATCAGCTGACCCGGCGCAATCCCCCCGTTCGTACGGTCATCAAAAAAACTAAAGCCAGTGGGGATGCGGACGTGATCCGACACCGCCCACTGGCTGAGTTCCTTAGAGACCTCTTTGAGGCCTCTGAGCATTAACCAAGCACCTTGCCCTGTGCTAGGTTTTGGGCAAATTCGGTTTGTAAGCCGAGCCCTTCCCAGACCCATTTAGGAGCTGATTTCTCTGGACCGTAGTTAGAGATAAGCCAGAAACCCACTTTGTTGCCATCATCTTTGAGGGCATTCTCGTGAGTCACGTCTGGTGATCTACCACCATTGTGTGATGACTTCTCTGACCTCCACACTTTCCAGTCTTGTGGATTGTGGAACACTGCGTCTTCCCATTTATCAATGTCTTTACTATAGCCATTGATGGGCTTTGGCGGTGCAGGGTTATGGGATGCTGATTGTGCCTCAGTAGCATTCGGGAATGATTGCTTTATACTGGCCACAGCATCCACAGCAGGAGCTAATTGTTCCTGCTGTGCTGGTGTTATGGGTGTTACAGTTGCCATTGCATCAGCATCAGCGACACGTTCCTGTAAGTCAGGGAGTATCACATTGAGAGCTGTTTCATAGCCCTGCAAGTCACCGGTTCCAGAGTACAAAGTGCTAGCAATTTTTGCCGCTACTTGTACTAGTATTGCATTTTGTTTGTCAGGCATTTAAAACCTCCTAAGGTTGCCTTCTCTATATTTTAGAGACTTATTGCGTATGTCTTACCGTATTCACATTCGTTAAAGTAGTCGCAGAAATTCTTGCTACACCACCATCCATCTGTGTTCGGTACATATGCGTCCTTTTCCATTAGGTCACCAACTATGTTAGCATGCTTTAGCGAGGCATGCACCTGTTCTGGGGTACGAGTTTCATTAAATCTCTCAAACCTTGCAGTTGGGTCTACTGTTTTGCCCCTTCCAGCTTTTCTTGGGGCCCAGCTGAGTACATCAAAATAGAACTGTATCCCGTCTAAAGGGACACCGAGGATCACTGACGTGGCCCAAGTGTAATACGCTGCCTGTATGCTGCTCTTCTGTGTGTACTTTGATTTAGTCACAAACTCTTTTGAGGTCTTGTGATCGGCGCAAACTATGTTGCCCCTTGGGTCCTTCATCATTAGGTCCATGGTCCCATGGGCCTGATGGGTGCTGTCCGGTAATGGCATTGTGAATGTTTCTTCAACGCCTAAGATCTCCCAGTCAAGTGGGTAGTACCATTTCTGGTCGTGGTACATCTTTACGAGCTCCGTGATCCATTTAATACTGAGCTCCCTGTCAAGGATTAGCTCGTCTTTGTATTTAGTTTGGCCTTGAAATTGCCAATCCATCTTTTCGGATTTACCGACTTCGTAATCCAACTCTGCTATTGCGCCGTCAGCGAACACGTTGGACGTGCTTATCTGCCGTCCCTCTTTGCGCTCTGTATAGTATATTTCATGGGCCTTGTGCACAGCTGTACCGAGCACTCGCACTATTGACGTGCGATAACCGTATTGACGGCCGAGCTTGATCTTGTAGCTACACTTGCCCCATGATCCTACTGTTGATTGTCTTACTGTTGCCATTGTTTGATCCTCCTGATCTGTCTTCTAACTTGATAGTAGCTCGCCCCTGTGACACTTTGTATCTCTCGGATGCTCAGCTCCTTGTCGTGCAGCTCCAAAATCTTTGTCTTTTGTTTAGTGCTCAAGGGATTGGGCCATTTGGGATTCCTAGGAATCGCCATGCCGTGCTCTTTGAGCACCTTGTAAACGAGCGGTCGGCTACAGCCCACTAGACCTGCAATCTCGGAGGGGATAAACCCCTCCTGTGCGTATGCTCTTATTTTTTCATGACGTGATTGCATAGTATTATTTTCGTGACAATAGCCCTTCGGTCCACTCTACATAATTCCAAGTGGCTTCGTTGCAAATTCCAAGATTTTTTCCCAATAAAGGAAAAAGATCTTTTTGTATACGAACAAGGCGACGCTCTGTCTTAGGACCAAAGTCCCCATCAACAGCTATCTTCCTCAGGGCTTTCTGTAGGCGCTTAACTTCTACTCCCTTGCTCCCCTTGCTAAGTACCTCGTACTTCACTGGTACCACATCAGGAGCGACTCTGGGCTCTAGCTTACCCTGCTCAATAAGGTTCTGGAGCTCTGCCCCCGGACACCTAGTAGCCTTCTTAAGCTCCCTGTGTCCCTTGAGCTTCGTTGCATGAGGGTAATGAGTCCTAATCATGCCTATGACCTTCTTAAGCCCTTCTATGAGCTCTGGCGTGACGATATTGGATGGTCCTATGATCGCACACACGGCAATGTATTGCCTATTGAGGAAGATGCCTCCATTGGCACCGTTCTCTATGGTCATGCCTCTCCCCTCATAGATCTGTCCGCTTAAATCTACACCGAAATTGTAAGCCAGATCGTACCAGCCCATCGTATTGATGTGGTAGTTCTGGTAGCTACGCCATGTAGCTTCACCACCCTTAGGAGCTTTGACACCGCCCCAGTGGATACAGATACCCTTAACAGCTTTAGGCTTTAAGGGGACTCTCCTCTTTGGTGGTAGTGCTTTCCATTGTTCTCTTGTTTTCATATTTCTCCTTTAATAAGCGAATGAAAGCCCGACGGAGCACGTTTAAAAAGGGTGGGCAATTTTAAACGATGGGAGGAGGACAACCTCATTACCTCCGTCGGGCTAAACCGTGTGATCGGGGGGATCATCTGGTCACAAACATCATAACACCCTTTACGAGTGCCTGTGCTTCATTTGTGCGAAAATATAAAGTATTGCCTTCGTTGTCGGCAATGACCCACCTGACAGTATCATCGTCAGGGTTTTTAGCTTGGTGAAAGCCCTTAATAACTTTCTTCTCAAGCATGATCGTTAGTCCTTCTATTAGTTCTTCTTTGTTACTCAAAATAAACGTCCTTGGTCGTGGTCAATGGTGGAGCATGATGAGCATAGCACCCTGCCAGTGGGAATGATCTTAACCACACTCCTAGGCTTTCCGTGTACGTCAAACATCCTCCACCCCTTGACCTCTTGTGAGCTAGATGCCTGCATGGGTCTAACAGCCCTATGGCACCTCTCGCACAAGCCTGCTATGGGCTCGTGCTTATTCTTATCCATCTCTTGTGCTCACCTTAAGCTGATCAGCCATTCTCATGGCTTCTGCTTTGAACCGGTAGACGGCAACGGTTTTATCCCGATGCCGTACTACCCATCCACCGCCAAATAGCCCTTCTACGATGTACTCGTCCAAAAGCTCAGGCCGTTGTTTCTCTTCCATAAGATTATTGTAGCTCATATTTCAGGCTATCGTCACGATCTTATGGTTTTTCCCACGGTTGGTCTTTCTGAACCAATGACCACCCCAGATGCCTTCCTCATTGTTGTCAATAGCGCTTTGTAAGCACTCCGCTTGCACGGGACAACGTTGACACATCTGCATGGCACGCCTCATTTTGGTTCTATTCGGAGCACCGCCCTTTGCCGTGGGAGGATGGGGAAACCAGAAAGAGGTTTCCTCATGCCTACAAAGAGCTTTCTCCCTCCATTGCTCACTCATCGTCATCATCCTTAAAGGTGATGCCCCAGCAAGGATCACACATAAAGTAGTGCATCATATTATTGTGCTGGCGTTGAGAGTTTAAAATAACCTCCCTCTGGGGAGCAGTCCATATTGCTGGGTCAAATACTTCTGTAATATCTTTCGTATTGCCTTTGTACCGATCCCAAAGCACCGTTGGAACTTCAAGCTCTACGGTCTCAGGACAACTACGGCAGTATTGCCTCAACAAAGTGGTTTGCACCTCTTCTTCGGGTATATCAAATAATTTATTCATATCATCCTCCTCTGGGATAATCTTCAATAGGATACCGGAAATTTTCCAGCACCTGTTTCTTCCATTTCTTATCGCCATGGAAAAAGACGTAGCGATGCTTACGAGGACGTTGAACGGTCCTTAAAGCATCACCATACTTGTCACGCATTAACTGCGCTCTGTTGGGCTGACCTCGGAACTCGTCTACCACAGATTGACTGTGGAGATGTTCCTTGCCTGCCACGACTGTATCTGTACGCTTGGCGCTAAGTCCAGAGTACAGAAAGTTTGTAGCCTGATACACAACACCAAGGTGGTCCTGTGCAGTGTCTGCATAGGACACGATGATCTTGTTCTTGGGTAATTGTCTGATGCTCTTACCCACGAGTCGGCTCGCCTCGTTAGGACGATTGTACTTCAGCACGAGCCTGTTCAGCTCCAGTACGTCAAGCTTGTAGTCATCGCCACAGATACCCTTCCTCAGTGTTGATGAGAAAGGAGTACCGTAGGTGACGATGCCAACGAGCTCTTCGTCGTGGAACAAACCAAATGGATAGCTGACGCTTGGGAACCTCTTGGCATAGTGGATCTCAAGGATGAACGGTTCACAGTCAGACCGGCTGACCGGTCTGACTGCGTATCCGCTACTCATCTCTGAGTCCCCCAAGTTTCAACTCCACCACGACCTCTGTAGTTGCGGACAGAAGGTACAGGGTTGTTCATCCCATACTCATACTTCGGCTTTTCAGGCTCGAACGCTTTTTCCATCTTGGTAAGCGTAGTCGCCATTAGTCTCCGGTCCCAGTCGGGGTTTGGAGCGTCGCCTATCTGCTCATGGAACCTGTCGTAGTACTCTACGGCCAAGCTCAATGCTTTAAACTCAGATTCGTTAAGTTTAATGGTTTGATATTGTTTCATGATTTCCTCCTCATGATATTGTGCCATGTCGTTGTGACATGATCGTGAACTGCCGGATCATGAATCCGGTGCCGGTCGTTAGCCGGTCAGTCCTTTAGCTCATGTGTACCATGTCCTATCTGGTCTCGGATCCCAAGGGCATTGGTTCTTCGCACCCTGAGGACGCAAGTACTTGACGTTGTTGTCCTTGAATGCTTGACGCAATGCTTTCTTGGCATCAGCTCCCAGAGCCATGCCCACAAGATTAAGATAGATAGCACACCATTGCCATCCGTGACCTTGGTGCCACATATAGTCTGGGCTACCATTCTCACTGTAGTCAACAGTGTGAGCCAGCTCGTGCAAGACAACGTACTTCTGTCTTGCCCATTTGGATAAGCTGATCTCATCATCGTTAGCGCATCCACCGGATGCTCGTGGAGTGATCTTGATCCCACGAGATCCATTGCTGGTAATGCCTTGAACGTAAACATGCCTGCCGTAAGGTGTGTACCTCCATGGCTTCATCTTCACTGATCCTTGACGACGATGGAGCCTAGGGTACCTCTTCGCAAACGATTGCCTGCGAGTCAGTCTGGTAACGAACTCCCAAACGTCCTCTAGGTCGCTTAGGGTTTCCTTCCCACCAAAAGCACCCCAGTCCACACTCCGCTCTGCGGTGTAGACCATCTGCTGTTGATTGTCATAATCTGTTTTGCCTCTCATAGTGTCCTCCTCTATGAGTCATGTCCATGGGTTGTTCCATGGATCGTGCCCTGCCCAGTCTCGCTCTGGGAGCCGGTCGTTAACCTGTCAGGGCTGTCGGATCTAAGGGGACGTTATTAGATCCGAACTTCTTTGGTGATGGCAGTCACATGCTCCGGTAGCTTACACTCTAGTTGAGCTTTGCTATTGGGAGTAAGGAGCCGTGTGCTTCTCCAGCTGGTATGGATCTCAATCGTTCCATCGTGTAGCTGTTGAATGTACATCACGGTGTGATAGCCACGAGCTCGCCCATCGTAATCCTTAGCCCTGAACACACGTCCTACTTCCAATGGGTATCGGAAGCCTTCAACCTTGAATGACTCAAGGCGAACAGGTCGCTTGTCCTCAGGTAGCCAGTGATAAGCCCCTTTGGGTTTCACTCGTTTCCTTCTTGTTAATTTTGCCATAGTTCCTCCTCTGGCGATGTCAGGATTTTCCTGATCGTGGACCTCCGAGTCACGAACTCGGCGTGGGCTTTACCCAAGGTCCTACCAATATACTACCACACTCTGTCAAGTCGGACTTTTCAGTCGCATGACCAATGTGGCTCAATTTCACCGAAATGACCGTCGCACAAAGCATCGTGCTCAAGCATGCCAGTGACAATGATGCAGGCTAGGAGTACTAGCCCCATGAGTGTGTTCTTGGTCCGCTTACTCATTTGGTTGGGTTCCAAGGCACTACTCTTCCGTCAGGGTACTCGGTACGGTCAGGATAGACACGGATCGGTTTACGCACGGTGGACAAGTCCACCATTCTTCTACCATCCTTGTATCCATCTGGTTTTCCTATTGGTTTACACATGATGCTTCCTCCTCATCATTTATTGTACCGGCATTGTTACCGGTATCGTGCCCTGCCGAGTCGTGAGCTCGGTGCCGGTCTTACCGGTCAGGGCGATAGGTTTACTTCACCAACCTGTATGTGGGACGTTCAGTCCAGTTTATAGGGTAAGGGAATGTCACTGAATCAATGCTAGCGATAGCAAAATCAGGAAGGTCAATTTGTCCAACGTCCAGTCCTTCGTCCATCTCAAAGACGTACCTAACGCCTAGGTCAAAAGCGTACAGCTGTGGATCTGAATCGTGTTCAAAATCCCATGCATCGTATCTCTTGGCTAGGTTGTCAGTGCCCTTGACAATGTACCTGACTGAATCACCGCTCACGGTCGTGACATCAACGATCTTGGTAGGTTCGCCTGAAAGACCAGAACCTACAGTAACGCTGTCTAAGCCTATATTGATCTTCACTGACCATTCATGGACAGGTGTTGTATCGTAGCCGTGTGCAGTAACATTCTCAGTTATCCATCGGACAGCTGAAGCGTAGCAGGATGGGAAGTTAGCTTCCGTTACCCAGCCTTCTCTGTGCTGTCGTCGGCGCATATCAAGCTTCTCAACGATACCCATGTCGGGGTGTTCGTAGATTTCGCCTGTATCCTTGTTGCCTATTGTTATCCATACTTGTTTGTGTGTCATGATTCCTCCTCATGATATTGTGCCCATGGATTGTCCATGGATCGTGCCCTGTCCAGTCGTGAGCTGGATGTAGGTCTTGCTCCTACAGGGCTGGGGTGCTTGTGTGTTACTCCCCGATTTGAGCTTCTAAAGCTGCCACTTTCTCAGCTAAGGCAATTTTCTCATCTCTGATCTCTAGCCTTTCTCTTATCTCAAGCTCCACCATCTCTCTAAGGTGTTCAACCTCTGAGATGAGGTCATCCACTGCGAAGAGAGTCTTGTAACTGATCCTTGGAAAGTTTCGGCTTCCAGTGCCATCTTCATAGTAGCGACGGTTTCTTTCGTCACCGTCCTCCCAGAAAAAGACCTTGTCGCCATCATCCTCTAAGAAGAGATTCCAAGTGGCATCCTCAAGCTGAGCTATCTTACGCTTGTTGGTAGCCACCCTGAATTTCTCAGCTGATTTCTCAGCTTGCTGTTCCAAATAATTCTCATCTTTGGATTGGTACAGCTCTTCAAGGTCATCACCATATGCCCATCCAATGTGCTTAGTCTGGACTAGGTGAAGATCGTTGGGATCTAACTCTGGGCGCTCACCGACTTCTCTGCATAGCTTATAGCCGATACAGACTTCTTTGTCGTAGGACTCAGGTACGTTAGGATCATCCCAGTAGCATTCATCTTCTAGGACGGTCTGTGTCTCCATGATAGCGACAGACTCTATATTGACTGCCGGTACCTTGATCATCCAGACGGATCCCTTCTTGGAATTTCTACTGTAAGTGAATTCCTTTATCTCTTCACCATTGTCATCCAACTGTGGCATTTTGTCGCCATTTGCATCCCTCAGGATATCGCCGTTGTCGTCTACTTGGTAGACGGAGGTTCTTCCGTTAGGGGTTTTGACAGCTTCCATTGTGTCCAGAGTCATGTAATAACCGGCTTTGTACTTATCCCAGTTCTCACTCCACCCTTTCTTTTGGACGGTGTAAATAGTGTTAGCTTTTATTTCTTTAAATGTTGCCATGATTCCTCCTCATAGCTTTGTGTCAAGCATTGTTGCTTGATCGTGCCCTGCCGGATCGTGAATCCGGTGCCGACTAATCGGACAGGGCAACCAGTTAGTACTGGTTGTAAAGGCTTGATAGAGCTTCGCTGATGTATTTCTCAAGGTGGAGCCGGAGATTCCGATCGCCTTTGAAATCACTCACAGCTTGGTGAACGTCGCCACACTCCAGAGTCTCTAACCATTCGGTGTAGTACTCTTCGTCAGGAGCTCCTAGAGCTTCTTCTTGAGCTTCATCGATGCGTTCAATGATGTTCTCGTATTCGTCAAAACCATCAGCTTTAGCATCAGGCTCAGCTACTACGGTCAGGTTGTTGCTCATGATGAGAATTTCGCAATAGTGCTTGTTCAGCCACATCTCTGTGATTGCTTCGCCTAGCATCCTTTGCTTTTCAGCGTGGGTGAAATCTCCCATTTTGCGCCTAAAGATGTAGTCAAAGTCATTCTCTGAGAATGTGTACTCTGCCATTATTTTGTATTCTGTTTGTTGTTCCATGGATCCTCCTCCATGTCTATGTCAGGGATAGTTCCCTGATCGTGCTCTGCCCAGTCGTGAACTGGGAGCCGGTCGTTAACCGGTCAGAGCTTTGCATCAGACGATGCGAGCCACTGAAGAGAAGTTACTCCCTAGTTGCTCGGTCAGATACTCGCCGTCTTCAAAGAAATCTTTGACATCAGCGATCAGTGCCTGCCTAGGTGTCTGGTCCATCGTTGGCTCTACTCGGTGGTAATCAATCCACTCTTTCGCTTCAACTTCAATGGTCAGCGTTACCTTGACGGCTACGGTATTTATTTCTTGTTTCTTTGCCATGTGTCCTCCTCATAGCATTGTGTCAAGCATTGTTGCTTGATCGTAGATCGGGAGGGCATTGCACCCTCCCTGCTGGCTACCTTAAGCGGTCCAGTATCTCTGGGTTATGGATCTCTAGTTGATCCAGTGCCCTTGAGCATTCGGGCATAGTATCCAAGTTAGCTATCTCTTGGAGAAAGGCATTGAAGAATATGCGACGGTCAAACCTGTCATTATCTTCGCTTAATACATCTGCCACTGCTACCACAGCGTCAACTAGCGGATTTAGTCTTACAACTAGTGCGCCTGCCCCATACCTTTCGGTAGGTTTGGCTAGCGCTTCTGCTAGTGCTTGATAGTGTTTCTTACTCATTCCCATGGTTCCTCCTCATGGTTAGTGTCAGGGACAGTTCCCTGATCGTGAGCTGCCGGATCGTGAATCCGGTGGGAGCGTTACTCCTCAGCCCTTTTCTTATAGCTCGTTACGAGCTAGGTTCTGCATTTCATTAGCAGCGTTGACCAGTTCACGAATTGCATCTTTCAGCTTGTCGCTTCCTTCTTCCAAGTATCTTGTGGGAACTTGGATGGTCATTATCATTTCTTCTTTCATGGATCCTCCTCCATGTTTGTGTCAAGCGTTGTTGCTTGATCGTGAGCTGCCGGATCGTGAATCCGGTGGGAGCGTTACTCCTCAGCCCTTGCTTAGAACCGGCACATGATCCGATTGAACTCTGGTAGTTGAATCGTTTCATTATTGTCATTGCTCCAGTCTTCGTGATAATCGCACTTGGAACATGTGTAACTAGTTGCTTCCTCTGGGAAATTCACCGGTTCGTCACAGTTAAAACACTTAATGCTATTCATGGATCCTCCTCCATGTTTGTGTCAGGGACAGTTCCCTGATCGTGAGTGCTGGGGGCTTGAACCCCAGTGCCTGCCAGTCACCCGTTGAGATTAGTAGTAAGTAATCTCATCTATTTCAGCGAAGATAGCATCGTGACCAAGATCGTGTACGTCTTGATCGTATTTGGATACTGAATCTTCTTCTTCTGACTCATTCTTCCAGTAGTAGCCAGCTACAAATCCATCAGCTGGATTTCCTACGATGTGACCATGCACTCGTAAGCGCACTAACACATTGACATAGTCAACGTACCTTAGGTCACATTTCGTTGCGTAGCTCTCTCCGTCACGGTCTACATTTGGTTGGCATATGTCAATCGCTGTTGACATGTAATCCCAAAGGAGACTGCTACAAAGAGGACGAGATGATTGCCTGAGCCTATCAATGATAGTTCGTGCAATCTTGTCGTGATTGAAGTATTGGTCTGTATAAATCATGGATCCTCCTCCATGGTTGGTGTCGGCAGTGTTGCCGATCGTGGACTGGGGAGTCATGAACTCCCCTGCCGGTCTTACCGGTAGTCCTGATCACCAAAGTGGCGACCATACTTAACATTCCATGACCATTCTTCAATAGCCTTAATGATTTTCTTTAGCATGCTGTCCTCCTGCATGAGTTTCTTGAGCCCCAGAGTAGGACTCTCGTCAGTGTGTTAATTCACAGACTCAGTGACGGTGCTGGATGCGATGTGAAGTCGCATGAGGTGAGGAATGCCAACGCCGTATGGGTGTCACCGGAATGATCTCAGATCCGATCTCAGTCTACTCTTGCTCTGTGCATACATCTGTGCGATTGACAATGACCTTCTCGGCTACCTACTCACCTCGTCACTGTGATGTCTTGGATGGGCTGGTTTAGCATTTCTGCCAAGTGCCTCTAGGTCCTACTGTCTAGGACTGCCTTTGCCCAACATCACAGCGAGTCAACAGCTTTCGCTCACTCACCTGCGCCGGATACTGACCAACCCCATCAGGGGTAAACTTTCTCCGACTCTCCCATTGTCCTCCGTTGCCCACGGATGAGAGTAATTCGCCTGATCCTTGAACTTTCGCCGTTGGTATTAATTCCTGCTCCCTTCGCCGACCGCCTTGCCTTACCTCAGCAGTCTCCAGAAGCCCTTGGGCTACTCGTCCGATCTTCACGGATCAAACTCCACTAGTTGAGAACTGGTGACTCGGTGCCCAGTGTGTCGGGCGAGCTGTCCTCCTAGCCATCAGCATCAGGGACCTATGTGCGGTGTGAATTGCTGATCTGTAAATACCTTAGAACATGGCTATGACAATGTCAAGGATTAATTTCAAAGAATCTCATCAGGCTCTTGTCACACCCCAACCAGAGGGATGCCATGCACCGACCCACACCCCCCTCAGAGAAGACGATTTGTAGCGCTCTGACGACCGTGCCCGTGCCGTCGGTTTTGTCGTCGGGAGCTGTCTGCCGGAGCCCGATCGGTGCACCGCTGGGGCTGATCTGGGGAACAAGTCGGACGTGCCGTGACGGGCGAATGGGGGTCCATAAGATCGGCGAGCGGATGTCAGGGGA